AGCAGGGTTGTATCATGCAGCAAGCAAAGATAAAGTCATGGTTGATTCATACGGTCGTGGTACTCCTGCTGATTGGATGGAGCACAACGTATACACTGCTCACAGTAGACTTGGCATTGGCATTCTCTTTGTGTTCAACCTAGCGGTATTTGGCTGGTGGGGGCCGCTAATTTGGGGCATACAAATGATATGGATACCGTTTTGGGCAGCAGGGGTAGTCAACGGGGTGGGACATTGGATAGGATATAGAAATGGCGAAACCAAAGATCACAGTAGAAACATTATGCCTTGGGGTATTGTTATTGGTGGGGAATGCCTGCATAACAACCATCATCTGGATCCTGCTAACCCTCGACTGAGCCGTCGTTGGTTTGAGTTTGACATAGGCTGGATGTATATTACCATGCTCAAATCCCTGGGACTGGCTACGCTGACCACAAGACAACCGCAATAACTGCACGGTTATAGATTCAAAAGCCCCACGTAAATACTGCATGGGGCTTTTTTGTGATCAAATCTATATTGCTTGTTGTTGTGGTTTGTTTGGGTATGCTGAGTTCAGACGCTCAAACCAGGAAAGATTCTCAAAAGTCTACAGATTATACATGGGCATGTGTTAGATGGACTTGGACAGGCGATGTATATGACCGTCAAGTAGTTTGTTTAGAATGGCAAAAGAAAGATTGCTCCAATCGGTTGCACAAAGAAATATGTAAATCTGAAGGAAGAAAAGAACCACCATGATTGATCCGTTGACAGCGCTAGCAGGTATACAATCAGCAGTAGCACTGATTAAAAAAGTATCCAAGACTGTGGACGATGTGTCGTCCTTGGGTCCAGTGCTGGGCAAGTACTTTGATGCCAAGAGTACTGCGTCCAAGGCCATGGTAGAGTCTAGGAACAGTGGTAAAAAATCCAGCATGGGCACAGCCATCCAAATTGAAATGGCTCTGGATCAAGCAGCACAGTTCGAAAGAGAGCTACAGTTGCTGTTCATGCAGACTGGCAAGATAGATGTTTGGAACAAAATCAAAGCCAGGTCCGCTGCCATGGATGTAGATTCAGCACACGCTGCACGACGTGAAAAAGAAGCGACAGCACGACACAAAAGAGAACTTGAAGATCTAATAGAAACAGTATTGTTGGTAACACTGCTAATAGTAATAGTATTGGGAACCATATGGGGAACCTACGAACTTGTGCAGTATTGTAAATCAGCAAGGTGTGGCAACTGATAGACATAGATTGCCTTTGTAAAATTATTGTGTCAGCATCCTGACCAAGCCAACACTATCAATGGTCACCAGCAGGATGTAGTTAGCCAACATACCAAACGATTTGCGAGTCCAACTAGCCCAAGCGTACATAGCACAACCAAGGATCCAAACAGGATACATAACAAGTAAAGGGGGAGTGGGGACAGTGGCAGCCATCGTAATGCTACACCCAATACTGATAGCCCAAGCAAGTACTTCCACGACAAAACGAAATCTGTTAGTTTTGTAATCATCATGTATCCAGGTAAAAATATCTTTGAGAATTATGTTCATGCTAATTGTTTGTAGGTTTCGTACACCTGCATGGATGCTAGGTTTTTGCCCTTGGCCTCGCACTGAATGTCAAAGTTGTCAGCAAACCCTATGATCCATTGGTTACAGGCATCATTCCACATGAAGTCACTGTGTGCCCGGAGTTTCTGTTTCTTATAACCTCGATCAAGAAGTTCAGAAAGGTCTGGTCGAACGCTTCGATCATGCCCGACCAAAATATCTTCACGACTAACACTGTAGTGAAGAGCAGGACGCTGACCACGCCAAGACTCAATAACCCGCATTGTACGAGAGTCAGTGGGGGTGATGTATTCCCCCGAGTTGATCCAGTGGTGGTGTACATCCAGCACAAGAGCAACATGCTCAGCCACAAGCAAAGTAGTATCAATCCCATTTGTCATCTCGTCATTCTCGATGGTAATTAGATTTCGCGCTTCGGGAGTCAATCTACCCAGGGTGCGCAAAAACTTGTCGGGACCACCTTTACCCGACAAATGTACGTTAATTTTAAAACCGTGATCATGCCAGCTTTTTCCATAGCCCATCCAACGAGCCATGTCTGCATGATACTCAAATTCCAGGATACTGCGCTCTACAATTTCATCATGCTCGCTGGCCAGCACACAGAACTGTCCGGGATGGAAACTGATTCTTACTCCTAGTCTGCGGGCAGTTTCGCCAACAGGAGCAAAAATACGAGCCAGATGATCTTGTATCTCTGTTTGCTGCCACCAGTCAATCCAACTGGCTTCAGTGTAGCCTTGCAACATTTCTGAACCCAATCGAACCATTCTACGTTCAGGCGGCAGTGTGGCCACTCTTTCAATCAATCGAACTGCCGCAGAGGCATTGTGGTTCATTATGTCCCATTGCCGCTGTTCAGCTTCGTCTGCATGTTCGCGAAGCCAGCGCATGGTAGTTGATCGGCCGTTTAGTTCACGGTCCACTGCATTGACTTTCATGCCGCCACATTCGGACGGATCATTGAGCCATTTGCAGCAGAAACCAATTTTAGGTGTAATCATGCTTGTATTATAGCGCAATGTTGATTGTTGGTCAAGTTCAAATGGCATAAATAATCAAAAGGAGATTTTTATGTGGATTACAACTGCTACATTAGATTTGGTCGCAATAAGAGCATTAAATGAAGTTGATGCCACTGATTTGACCACATCAATACGATCTAAAAAAGATGAACTCAAAGCAATCGACGGAGCTGGTGAGTCAATTGCAGAATATCCTAACCCTGATAACTATAACGATATTCCACTTGATCAAACCACATTGATTGTGAAACGTGCTTGGAATCATGAAACTAACGCTCAAGCATTTGTTGATCACCTTGCTGGACTTAGTCACGTGACTGCCGCGTTAGAAGAACAAGCCTAATCTCTAACTAAATCTAGAGTCACACAATGGAACCCTCCGCCTAGAGTTCTACTGTGACGCAGGGTCAGGGGAATAACGACAAAATTCAACGCTTCTAACACGTTGATCATTGACTCTTGTGCCCCATCGACAATAACTGTTTGGGGATCAATACTCAACATGTTGAGTGCAATCCATTTTGAAGCATATGGGTATTCATAGAATCCTTGTGCTACCACGTCATTGATCATGATGATTGTTTTGTCCTGCAACATTCTGGGCATGGTATTGGCAGTGACACGACTACCGTTGACAACAAATGTATCCCCATTCAACGCCACAATGGTTGAATCAATATGCACGCCAGCATAGAAGTTGCACAGTTCAATTTCCACATCAGGCAAGGTGTGGCACAACCAGTCATAGGCTGCTCTATTTCCGCTGGCTGATTCTAAAAACAACATTCGATCTGGGCCCAAGCGTAACACGTTGGCAGCGTCTAGCACCATGCCTTTGTTGCGAGGCATAAAGTGATAGTGCTCAGCTTGATCCACAATGTCATGATAACACTGTAGTTCCATGTCTCTGCAGGGATACATCATGGCAGGATTGATTATGGTTGATCCATGCACAATTAGTCTATCACGTGGGCAATAGTTGTACAAGCCGTCGTGAACCTGAAAGTTTAGTGGATCTGGACGCACCACTTCTACACCATGTGCTGTGAGTGTGTCTGCCAGCGTTTGCAGATCTTGGTTGGCTTCGTCTATGATCCATTGCGGCACAGGACCACGGGGCAGCGGAGATTCTTTCCACAAGGTGTTTTTGGCTTCGGCACTGAACACAGGATCGTGCCTAGGCCAGTTGGCATAACTTGCATCACCAACAACAATTCTTCTTAAACTATCCCATTCGTTGTAGGAATTGATCATAGATGTCCTGTGATTTGTAGTGTGTATCTGGGTTGCGTTCCAAGGTTGGCAGCCATGTGTGAAGTATCGTAAGCCCATTCTACCACATCTCCAGCACGCCAGTTCACAAACGGTTGACCATCACCTTCAAAGTAATGACCGGACTTCCAGTCTTCCAGGAACACAATGGCTCTGCGTATTGTGTGCTCTTGCCCTTGCAGTTTGAAAACGTCTATGTAACGTAGATACAAATCACTGTGTGTGGGCAAGATGGTGCCAGTGCCCATTCTGTAATAGCTGGTACCGATATCCTTCCAGCCCATCTCTTGGAAAATTTTTATAAATTGATAATTCCAACTGGGCTGTGACCTACGCATGTCGCACATGTCCCCGGTGAACTTGTTGGCATATCCCTGAGCGGTCCACTGTTCAAGATTCGCAGTGTCATTGAATTCTTCGTTGACATAATCTAGTTCTTTGAACTCATTGTTCCAGAAAACTGGAACATGAAATTTAAACATTCCGGGTGTTGCCATAGTGTACTACCTTGACGTCAGGAGTACTGGACAGTTTTCGCCAGGGATCAACAATAATGCTGCCTGGTTGTATCTTGCAATAAGGCTGTGTGTCTAACTGATCACCAGTATATTCATAAGTGATTTTGCGATTGTGTGCCCACAAAAATACCGCAGGATGGTCAACGCTAGCCACCACATCAGCAGGATCGTCGGCTAAGGGATCAACATACTTGACTAGAACTCCCAGTTCTTTCAAGTAGTGTCCCACCAAGGTGCTGTAGCTGCCAATGCAATAGGGCACATCAGGCTTGTAGGCTTTGCCGTGAATCACAATGGGCAAAAGACCAAAAGCCTTTCCATCCTGGAGGGCAGTGTCAAACAAGAACTGAGCAAGATTTTTTGCTTGGATCTCTCTAGCATGCATCACTGTGTCAAACAAGTCGTAGCCAATGTTGTATTCTTGGGCCAACCAACGCAGAGCAATGTTGTCACGTGGATGGCAAGCACCTGCATCGCCCATGCCTGCTGTCATGTATTTGGGCCCCATGATACGCATGGTGCTACGAGCCAGTGCGTCGGTTACAACGTCAACGTTGATATGACCAATTTTTAATGCAAAGTCTTGAATCATGTTGACCAGGCCAACCTTGGCCGAGATAAAGGTGTTGTAGAAGATCTTGATAGCTTCACACTCGTCCCAGGTGCCAATCTCATAACGAGGATTGTTTTGCATGATTGTTTTGTAGATATCAATCAGCTCGCCTGCTAACGTATTAGGATTACCGTCCTCAGTACCGATCATGATCATTTCAGGATTGACCATGTCCCATTTGACCGAACCCATGGCAATCAAATACGGATTGTACAAGAACTCGTGTTGTTTGTCCAGCAAAGAATAAAACTTGCGGCGTGTGGTTCCTGGTAATACTGTAGAGATCAGCACAATCTTCTTGGAACTGGTTGCATACTTGTTCACATTGTGAATGGCATCAATCACTGCTTCGTGTCCAAAGTCCTTGGGCTCCATGTGACTGCTTGGAACAGATCCATCATAACCTTCTGAGTGTGGTGTTGGCACAGCAATAAAGATCCATTCACTCAGATTGATAGTGTCTTCAATACTGCAAACTTTGACTGAGTCACTTGAGCGTGGGTAAATATCATAGCCCCGCACTGTGTGTTTTTCTGCAAATACTTCTGCACAGTCCATGCCTAGTTTTCCTAGACCAATAAAACCAATATTTTTCATAGATGAGTATCCCTTTAGATAGATTATACAATCACTTGTGTGACAAAAGCAACCACGATATGTTAATTTATGGCTGGATTCCGTCTGGTTCAAAAAAACTGAGTGATTTAAATCGCTTAACTAATAAATTTGATGATTGGGTTGGTGGAATGACTGTGCCAATAATAATCATGCATGATCAGGAACCTCTTGATTTTAACTTATGGTCCAACAATGATTTTGCAGACCATTGGGAAAAACAAATAGTGCGTTGTAATTTTAATCAACACCATCGTGCGCCAGAAAGAGTAACATATCAAATTGATCTGCATCTACGCGGATTGATCAGCCCCTCGAGTAATCTTTATGACTATGTAATAATTACGCACAGTGAACAAAATAGTGATCAAATTGATCTGTATCAGCAGCACGGATTTTTACCAGTGTATTTTTGGAGTCATGCACTGATTGCAGCTGACTGGTTTAGATATGCTGCACACGATTCTTGTTTGACACATCGCAATGTCGACAATATTACTAAAGATTTTCTAATATACAATCGTGCTTGGTCTGGCACACGTGAGTACAGGTTAACTTTTGCTGAACTGGTAGAAACAGCCAATATTGATAACAGTTGTTTGACCAGTTTTTCAGCAGTGGACAACAACATAGATTATACAAATCATCACTTTGCAAATAAATCTTTAGCCATCACAAGCACCACTCTACACAAAACTTTTAAACCAAACACTCATTCAAGTTCCGCCAGTGCAGATTACAACAATTTTGATTATTCTAACACGGGCATAGAAGTTGTGCTAGAAACGTTGTTTGACGACACGCGATGGCATTTGACAGAAAAAACACTTCGCCCTATTGCATGTGGGCAACCTTTTATGTTGGCATCCACGCCTGGGAGTTTACAGTATCTACAAAAATACGGGTTTGAAACATTCAACGGACTGATCAACGAATCTTATGACAAGATCGCCGACCCAAAAGCACGGCTGCAAGCAATAGTCATTGAAATGCAACGAATAGCTGCAATGTCAACAGTTGATAAACAACTGCTGTGGCAGCAGTTATATGCCATTGCTGCAAGAAACAAACAGAGATTTTTCAGTCAAGAATGGCAAACAAGTATTGAAAACGAATTTTATCACAATCTCAACAGTGCAATGACTGTGATGGAACAAAATTGCACTGGAAAATACTGGGCAAAATCAAAAACCATGCCACTGAGTGCAGGGTCTGCAACTCGATCTACGGAAGAACTACAAGCACTAGAACACTGGTTGGTAGCTCGAAATTAAATCTTGATCCGAGATCCGTCCCAGTCTTCAGCAGGCGGCGTTTGTTTGAATGCAATTACTCGTTGCAGCAGGTCAGAGTAAAATGTGTCTAGCTCGCCGTTCCACTTGCCCATGAGGTATTCAATCGCATGCTCACAATAGTTCCATTGCTGTTGTCGATAAAACTCCAACAACTCTTTGTGTATCTTTGTGTTGTCCGCTGCTGTGGCAAATTCAGTCAAGGGAATCTTCTCAATCACGGCCCAGGCAGTGACTGGACTAGAGCTGTCCTGCACACGAAACGAGTCAAGTGGCAGAATAGTAAAGCTGTTGGGAATAGACTCAATAGGGTCTCCAAAAATTATGTTCATGTTGTTTCCTTTTAAATATGTATCATGACATTTGCATTTGATTTAATTTCTGATTTACACATAGAAACCTGGGGTGGCCAATTTGACTGGACCAATCGAGCTACCAGTACTGTGTGTGTGGTCGCAGGCGATATTGCTCGAGACAGAGCTCTTGTGATCAACGCACTCAAGCACCTGGGCCAGTGTTACCAAGCTGTTTTCTACATTGACGGCAACGATGAACATACTGATTATCTTGAAGATCTAGGTGAAAGTTACAACAATTTGATAAAAAAGATCAATCGAATACCAAATGTGGTTTATCTTCAAGACAATGTGGTAGTGGTGGAAGGAGTTGCAATCTTGGGCACAAACGGCTGGTGGGGTTTTGACTTTGATCTTGGCATTGATATATCAGGATCTTCAGAATGGTATCAAGAAAAATTTGGCATTTCTGACTCAGCAGTCAAAAACATTGCCAGATTGGCCACCACTGACAGTGTATACATGAGCAGCAGCATAAAACGTTTGCAAACTCACAAAGACGTTAAAAAGATTGTCATAGTCACACATACCGTGCCTGATCCTGCACTGGTTGATCACGACATTGGCCTAGAAGGTCACTTGCGCAAAAATACCATGGGCAACAGATACATGATGCAGGCACTGGCATTAGACACAGAACACAAGATTGACACATGGTGCTTTGGACATTTTCACGGGTCAGTGGACCAGACTCGGAGTGGCATACGATTTGTAAACAACTGTCGTGGGCGGGCCGACACACAATATTCACAACACGTTTATCATCCCAAACGCATTGTGATCGAGTTTTAAACTGTTGTTTCAGGTTCGAGCTTGATTAGCAACGGATAGCTTTGAGCACGGGCCAGCAACGTGACTTCAACACCTTTTTGTTCTGCAATTTCGTAGGGCAACACAGCAACACAAGCAGACCCTTCTTCGTGAATGTCCACTGTGATTTGTGTAGCAGTTTCAGCAGTGTAATCAAAATATTCAATCAAACTTTCAACCACAAATTCCATGGTGGTGTGACTGTCATTGATATAAACCACGCGGTACATTGGGGGCTCTTTTGCAGCTTCTAGTGGTTTGATGCGTGTGCGGATTTCTGATTGAGGCATTGTTACTTTCCTTGATAGCAGTGGCAGCGAAATTGCTGCCACTGTATTTACACTATTATATTAAGAAACGTGTGTGATAGCAATGGTCTTTGGCTTGGCGCTTTCAGGAACTTCACGTTTTAAACGTATGCTCAAGATACCAAGTTCAAGGTGTGCATTGCTGATTTCCACATGATCCGCCAGTTGAAATTCTCTGCGGAAATGTCTTTCGCTGATGCCTTTGTGTAGATATGTGTAGTTGGCATCATCTTCATCTGCCAACTTTGCCACGCTGTGTGTGCCTTCAACTATCAAGAACTTTTTGTCCTTGGTCACTGAAAGATTGTCATGCCCAAAGCCAGCCACAGCTAGGTTGATCATGTACTCATCTTCATTGATTTGTACAATATCGTAAGGTGGATAGTTTGTGCTGGATTGTTGAGCTGTTACTCGCATGAGATCATCAAACATGTTATCGAAACCAATACCAAATTTGTGAATTGCAGGAATGTCGAAAGAGCGAAGGGTGAGAGTTTTTGTCATTTGTTTTCTCCTTTATTAAGCAAGATGACTTTGAAGTGTAGCCCCACTATGGGCACTACATTGTTATTTAGTATAACACAAAAACCAATTATGTTTTGTTATTTAGATCAGATATCATGCGGTAATTTGTCCAGCCAGGATATTTTGAGTCCATGGTCCAGGTCAGTCCAAACAATGTGTAGCCGTCGTCTGAATCAAAAGCTACTCGCATCTTGCACTTGATTATTTTTGTCTTGTACTCAATCTTGTACTTTTGTGCCCAAGCAGCAAGTTCTGTGTTCAATGCATACGCTGCGGGCAGAGTTCTGGCTGCCTGTGGCAGAGTAAATTCAATATACATTACTCATTGACTTGTTTCAATTCTGTTGGTGAGTTTACTTGATCTACACCAATGTTCACGCACTTGATACCTTGGGTTCTGTAGCTGCTCAAATAAAACATATGTGGTAGCAACACTCGTTCCAGTTCTGAATGCAGACCTCTAGCACCTGTTTTGTTCTTGAGTGTGCGTTCTGCAATCAGTTCAAGACTTTCTTTGCTAAATTCAAGATCAACTTGATCTCGACCAAACAACCAGTTGTACTGACTGATGTAGCTGTGACGTATATCAGTAAGGATCATGATCAGGTCATCTTTGGACAGCTCTTTCAGTGCTACCCAGCTTTGAAAACGTCCCACAAACTCAGGAATCATACCAAATCTCACAAGATCATCCGGAGTCACTTGATCAAGTCCTCCGGCATTCTTGTTGTTGACTTCGGCACCAAATCCAATGCTGGTGCCTTTCACACGACTTTTGACCACGTTCTCCAGGCCAACAAATGCACCACCTGCAATAAACAAAATATTACGGGTGTCAATTTCCACAGTGTCACCCGACGGATGCTTGCGACCACCCTGTGGAGTGATTCTACACTTGGTGCCTTCAACCAGTTTCAGCAAGGCCTGTTGCACACCCTCGCCGCTGACGTCACGGGTGATACTGGCACTCTCGCTTTTACGAGAAATTTTATCAATCTCGTCGATAAACACAATGCCTCGCTGAGTCTTTTCAACATCGTTGCCGCTGGCAGCAAACAATCGAGAGATCATGCTTTCTACATCATCGCCTACATAGCCTGCTTCAGTAAGACTGGTAGCATCTGCAATCACAAATGGCACATCCAAATACCGAGCCACACTACGAGCCAGCAGTGTTTTGCCAGATCCCGTGGGGCCAAGCATGAGTATGTTGGTTTTTTCAATTTCGACATCAGGATCAGTGTTTGAAATGCGTTTGTAGTGATTTACTACTGCCACGCTCAGAACCTGTTTTGCACGGTCTTGTCCAATCACATATTGATCAAGATGTTGCTTGATCTGCTGGGGGTCTAGAGTTACTTCTGCAACAACATCAATTGGTAATTCGTCTTTGAGCAAAGTTTCGCACAGGTCCACACACTCATTGCAAATAGCAACATTCACTCCCACAATAAGTTTGGTTACTACGTCTTTGTGTTTGCCACAAAAACTGCATGAATCGATTGTTTCGTTATTTTTCATTGCTTGGTTTGTTGTAATCTAACTGCCACTTGATCACGCTCACTGTCACTCAGTAGCTCTGCGTCATATTCGCCCACGCTGATTTTTTCAATAAGATAATCAATGTAGGCTTCATCGTAAGTGTAACTGTCACTAAGCTGTTTGTCAATCTGTATCCAGTCAATACCATTGAACTTGTATACCTGATTGGGCAGTCGGTCCACACGAATAAATGTGTCACCTTTGTTTGCGGTGATGGGAAATACCGCACCAAATCCTTGATTGGCCATAGGCGGCGCCGGATCTTCTATCAGCTTCATCCAGGGCAACTCAGAAATTTCTCCGCGAGCCAGACGATATCTTTGTTCTTTGATGGTTTCACCAGGGTTGGCAATTTTCCAGAGCTTCATGGCTTCTTTGATCCTGGGATGATCATTTTCGTCTGGCTGGTCATCTTCGGCATCCAACAGTGCAGGTTCTTCAGTAACCGCTTGAACAGTTGGTTCTGTTGGTTTATACACCATAGGTTTGAGATCTTTAAAATGCACAAAAGGCTGAGCAAGATAAGGGTGTTGTTCTGCTAGTGTTTTTTTGATCTGAACAACTTGATCATTGGTCAGTGGTCCGTCATCAGGGTCGTACTTGGGGTCAGGCTCAGTTTCATCCAGTGCTGCAATTTCTTCTGGGGTAAACGGTCGTGTGACCACATCAGGAGGCACAATACCCATGGCTGCTCGATCTTCTCGAGCCTGTTGTTCCCACTTTAAACTTTGTTGAGCAGCAAGGATCAGCACCAGCGCCAGAGGATCAAACACTGCAACAATAATAATAATCACCCATGTCACTGCTTTTTCTAATAGATTGGCGTCTGGGTTGTCACCATAGATAAATGCCGCAATGTATTTTATTGGTCCAACCTCGGCTTCAACTTTACGGACCTCAGCGGCAATAGGCGCACGGGCATCACCAAGTTCCGCAATAGACTTTTGCGACTGCGATATTTCAGCTTGAAGGCGAGCACGTTCTTTCTGCTGGGACCTACGCAGAGCCACTGCTTTGTCGGCACCTTTTTCATCTGCTGAGCGGCCCAATACTTGGTCCACTCCTTCATCCATCTGTTTAAGTGCCTTACGGTTTGCTTCAATATTCTCTTTTTCAGTTTTGATCTTTTCATCATATATTGCAATCTTACTGGTAACATCGCCTGACACTAGACTTTGATCGCTGTGTGCCTTACTCAAGAAACCAAAGATACCCATGCTGGTCAACAGCATAAGGAATACCAGTGCCGGCACCAGATACAGTTTATAAGTTAGACTGGCACGATACCAATTTAGCTTCAACCAAACTGCGGCTGTGACTTTGCCAATTTCCAAACTTGCACCCATGATAACGATGGGAATAACAGCCGCACTAAAAATTGCTGTGAGACCAACAATGCTGTAGTATGCTGCCACTGCACTGAGTATTAGTGCAACAAAAAGGGTGAAGTATCCAAATATCATAACACTTATTTATTGGGGCCTAGTTTGGCCACAACTGCATGCTTGACTGCTACCCAGGTTGCAAAGCCTGGATCTGGCACCTCAAACCAAACAGGTATGTCTTTTGGCTGCCAGCGATTCCGATCAAGACGGCGCTTCACGTGTGGTTGGCAGCGCCAATTCTTGCCGTAATGCCGGTTGGCTTCGTGAATAATTTTGTACCAAGTGACACTGTCGGACACTGTGAACCAAATACGGTGCATGGCCAAAGGCGTTTTTTCAAGCGAGTCAAGTGACTCAGGCATACTCAACGTAGAGGCCTCAATTTTGACAGACATAAAGTCCTTTCCAGATAATTCCACTCGGCATACCCCCGGCTACCAACCAGGTTTTGATTGTTTTACCAATCGAGGTCCTTGTCGCATCCTACAAGACTAACGTTCACATGCCACGGCGCAACAGGCCCTGGGTAAGCTACCCTGCCACACCATTGAACTGCTCAACCTCTTTGACCATGCATAGTAATTATACAAATCACGCGGCTGTTTGTCAATTTATTCGGGCTTGTTTGCTAGGCCACGCCACTCTTTGACAGGCTCGCCCCACTGCTTGCCATCCCACTCTACCATGGTAGGAAACGGCCACATAGGTGCTGCCTCAGTAATTGCTTGATAATTGCCTTTATGCACAGGCTTGACATCTGCTGAGAACCAGTCTGTAACAGCAGGTTCTGGCACTTCAGGCATGGTAGCAATCAGTTCGTCTAACTCTGCCATCAACTGTTGTTCAGTTTGAGCTTGAGTCTCAACAGCATCGCCCAGGAATACTTGACCAGTGTCTTCGTTGATCAATTCTAAAGGACCGTAATAGTAGTATTCTGTATCGTCACAACTCCAGCCCTGTTCTTCTACGCCGTCGTAGCCATCTTCTTCCCAGGCTTTTTCAAATGCTGCCACATCCTCTTCGGTGGCGTTGCGGCCTGCCGTGATGTCTAGCCAACAGCCGTCGGTCATTTCGCACAGTTCCCACGACTCATTGTTGTCAATACAGCCCAGCTCGTAGCCTTCTGCATTTACAAGTTCTAGATCAGTTAGTGGTCGCTCGTCGGACTCTACTGTGAAAGTTCCCCAGCGCCAGCCTTGTTCAACAATAATGACTTTGCCGTCATTGTAGAAAAACATTTGTTCTACTGCTGATTTTTTGTGTTGTGGTGATAGTTTCCAGGTGGCCATGTTGTTGTCCTTAACTGTCCAGATCCATTTCGCCGGCTTCTTTTGCAAGAATCAGCACTTCATCCAGTGTGTTGCACAAGATCTTGGCAGTGACATAGTCGCCTTTTTTGTTGCGTCCACCTGCTTCTACCATGAAGCCGTTGTCGTAGCGATACACAGTGTATGATTCATTTATCTTGGTCAGCTTGTCGCTGATTTTAGATACTGTTGTTTTAGTTGCCATTTTTTCTCTCCTTGGTAAGTTCACATGTTAACATAAATTTCTCCCAGGCGTCAACCACTGCGGGATGACTCATAAGTTTGTCAGCTTCGGCCTGCATGGCCTGTACCGCAGCCTCAGCAATGTCTCGAGTACTAGAACCAGTCAGGGTACACAACTCGTCTCCAAGCTCTTTGGCCAGTTTACGCCAAGCTCGTTGTTGTGCAGGAGTAATTGGAGTACGAGCCGGACGCATTTCGCTAGCCTTGTTTACAGCTTTACAGATAGCATCTTCGGCCACTCGCCCTGCCGCAATCATGGCCGCATAGTTAGGTTCCACGTTATACCTACGGGATTGACCCCCGGGGTATACGCAGACAAGGTGACTACCTTTATGGAAACTATCCAAAAGATCATTATCATACTCAGCCACAGGCACATACTTACGTCCAATTTTTTCATAATACACCTTTTTCATTGATAATCTCGATCTAACTTTGTATTGGTCAACCCAGCCAGCATCTGAAACTGATCCCATGCTTCCTTTACTGCTGGACGAGTTTGTAATTCAGAATCAGGCAGCACTGCTTCCAACCAAAATTCATCACGCCGACTCGGATGTGCGCCAAATTTGCGGGGCTGGTGAAGCTTGCCCAACTTCCATAAGCCTACACTCACACTACGAAAAAGATCTTCGTCAGTTTGACCAGCCCACTCTGGAGCACTACGACTAAAGCCCGTAATAGAGTCAAATCTAGGCGAACCGCCACCGTAGGCAGACCACATGTTTGCCCATTGGGCATCGTCATTGGGATCAAAATCTGTGCGGGCAATAACCACCAGCACATCGTCGATGTCTACCCGACCTTCCACAATGTCTCGAACACATCGGCTGTAACTGAGTCCAATTTTCATTTAACCACCGTAATGTTTAATTACTAGATCTAGAGCTTGTATCACACGAGTGTTGTTCACAACATCTTCAGGATGCAAGTACTCACCTTTTTTGAAATCAGCTAGCTCTTTCTTGAGATACTTGCGTTGTTCTTTCATAGTCAGCACTGCAATGCGGTCTGCTGTTTCAAAGTCGATTTCAAGTTTCTTGCTCATATTTTTAATCCTTGTACAATTGATCAAATTTTTCTGGATCAGTTTTGTGTACTCGAATAGCTTCAGTTAGGGCTTGTACCACAAACTCGTTGAAGGTAATGTCACGTTCGTGCGCCAGTTTCATGTACTTCAGGAGATCTTCATCTGAAAAGTCCACTGGTACCAGCACTCGTGTATCGTATTCCTCACCAGCTCGGATGGCCAGAAACTTTTGCATGAAGTCATCATCTACGTCAAGATCAACATAGTCGACATCGTCCCAGGCTTGATTGAGATTCACGTCTCGACTCCGGGCTTCCTTATCATGCTTTTTCACATAGTCAGGATTGATCATTCTGTAAGCACGATTGTTGGTGTAGTCGCATACTTCTACGCAATAGACCTTCTGGCTCTTGGTGCTAAACACAATATTGGCACTCCAGCCACCCTTGCCATGAACACCATTCCAGTGGCTCAACTGATAGCTGTTGGGCCCAAAGCACTGCCAGCCATAGTCGCCGCCTTCGGTGATCTTGTAGTCCACCAATTCCATGAATTCTTTCATTGAGATCATTTTTGTCTTTCAAAAAATATAAAAATTGCTGACAATGCCAGGGCCAGTGGCAGGTTAACAAATGCCAAGATCAATACCAATAGCCAATGCATTACAGTTTTTCACCTGCTTCGAATCCGCGGAATCGAACATGTCTAGGGAATCTCAGACTGTATGATCCGTCTTGATTCTGAGTAACTGCATCAGCTTGGATTTCGCCAATGACACCAAGTAACTGATCCCTGGCAGCCCAAAACTCATCACGATCATTATCGCTATAGCCAGTACCAACATTAACCCGAATATTTCGTTCATTGTCAACTCCTTCGTAAATTATAGCACCCAACCGGCCTGCATTGCGACCAGTACCTTCTTCAAAACCCACAATTGTCAAATCAACTGTGATGGTGGGTTTCCATTTCATCCAGTGATCACTACGCTTGCATTCGTACGGAGCGTCAAGATTCTTGATCATGATGCCTTCGTAACCTTGCTCAACTGATGCTTCGGCAAAACGGCGCATGACATCATGTCCTTCCGCAGTGTCCAAGTCCACATTCATACCAGGCATGATACGCAAACAATCAGTTTCGTCCAACACCGTTTTGGCACTTTCAATCCATTCTATGCGTCGATTCTGTTGTATATTGCAATGGCCTTCTTTGAGAGCATCCAAGGGGATGATATCAAAAATGTGATAAACCATGTCAGTTGTTTTGGCATTGCTTTTGCGTTGTGCCTGTTTCATCAAGGCCTGGAAATTCTCACCTACAATTTCACCATCTAACACAAAGTGGCCGCCTGTTCCGCGACCGTGTTGGAATGCCTTTCGGTTGTCCAGGATAGCCTCGGAAATCTGCGGAAAGTTTTCAAACTCCTTGCCATTGCGGCTGTATAACACACAGCTATTGCCTGACACCACTGCAATAACACGCACACCGTCCAGCTTGACTTCCAGACGTTTAATTCCTTTCATTTTCTTGGGCTGATCAGTTGAGTCCTGTGCCAACTGCACATTGAACACAGGGATTTTCCACTCTGTTCGGCCCACAACTTTGTTGATGGTCTTTTCACTGACACCGCATCGCAAGTCTTTGATCAGCACTCGTCGGCACACCATGTTCCATTCATCGCTGTCAAACTCTTGACTGATGGCAACAATACGATCACGAGCCTCGTGTCCGGTTAGGCTACGAGTGCGCAGTGCTTCGCACAGGGCCCAGAACACAGGCCAGTTGTTGGGTTGGTTCTCAAGTCCCTTGGTCTCTGGAACTTGTTTGACTCCAAACACATAAAAAGGATTGTAGGCTTGATAGCAGTTGAACAAAAAGCATTGAGCATCTGTTGACCCCAGTTTAGAGGCCATCAGAGCTTTTTCAATTACTTTTTCTTTGTGGATCCGGCTGTCGCTGCTCTCCAGATCACGAATCCATCCTACAGCCACTACGCCTTCAAACCTTGTGTCACTAAAATCAATTGCATTCATATATTTAATCTTTTACCATGAGCTGTTGTAAAACACTCGCAAACCTAGAAACAGTTCTGCACGAGCAGCTTTGATGAACGCTAGGTCACTTTCGTAATATAGTTCATCAGCATTGTTGCCAAAAAAGAAACCACTAGTGGCCGGCAATTGCCGGTGTGTCACTGCCTGCTCCAGTGCATCAATGTCTGCCCAGGTCAGTTCTAGTTCAACACCGTTGAATGAGCCGTACTCTAGATTTTTTGATTCGGCAAGCCGTTCCATCCAGCCATGCAGGTTAGGATGCTTGCGCCAGTATGCAATTTCACGTGGCTTAGGTAAAAGATCTTTAGTGACCCATTCGCGAGTCTCCAGATTCCAATCACCTTCTTGTTCATTATATTCATCCTGCTGGCCTGCACGAGCAGCCGCATAGGCGTACATGTCGAGACCCATTATGCTGCCACCAACATGGATGCTGGCACATTGTAGCGAACACCAACATCGGTATCCACCAGCACATACTTCTGCTTGACTTTGTTGACTTTGCCGGTAAATCGCACACCGGTTTTGGTGTTGACAAATGCCACACGGCTACCAATCACAAAGGTGCCGGTATTGCGGCGAGTGAGCTGGGTACGAGCAAACTTGATAGCGTCTGTGATGTTGTTGAGCTCGTCAATTGAATAGCTATTAGAAATAATTGCACGGGCGATTTCGACTGCTTGCATACTAGACTCCTTGTTGCTGTTTAAGTGTTAATTATAGCAGAATGGGAAATAATGGTCAACCGTTTTACGCAGGGGCAAACAATTGCTGAAACCCATCCATCACAGTTCGCAATGCCAGGCGCTCGTCACGATGCAGTTCGTCTGACCCACATGCCCGCATGGCTTGCAGTGTTTCAAGCAGGCCACCCTGGACGCCGTTGTACTGACCCCATCTGGTGATAAGTTCCAAGTGCTGTTTGTATTCCATTTCAAGCTCCTTTTTGCTGTCTATGTGTGTATTATAGCAAATCGGGCATTAATGGTCAACCAAAAGAAAAACCCTGCACAGGGCAGGGTTTTGTTAGTGAAAAGTACTACTTTTTACGGTAGTACTTTGGGTTTAGAAATTGTATTCTAGACCAACGCCAAATTGCTGACGATCGTTGGCTGCAAGAACTGCACTTTCCTTACGGAACACAGCATGGGCCATGGTGTTCTTACTGAACGCATAGGTCGCAGCCAGGTTGTAGGCCTTGGTGTCAGCAGTGTTGGTGCCATAGGAACCTTTCACTGTGACTGCGGTACCTGCAACAGGAACAGCAACGCCAATGCTCTTGCCAGTGTTGGCTACGGCACCAGCAGTTTTCTGCTCACTCCACAAACCATACACAGTGGCAACGCCTGCGGCAAAGCTGGCACCAGCGGCAGTGTAATCACTACCAGAACCTGTGTGACGTGCAACACCCACAGCAACTGGACCAAACTTGGTACCAATACTACCAGCTTGCACATCAGTGCCGCCTGCAACTTCAGACAAGCCGTGGTCATAACGCACAGCAGTTGGACCAACGTTTACAGCACCAAACACAGCGTTTTGAATGCGACTGGTTGGCTTGGTGTGAATTGTACCAGTGAAAGAAGCATAATCGTTGATTGGGCTAAAATCACCAACGGCTGCGTCATAAGCATGTGTTGCACGACCTGCACGAACAGCAAAGCCTTTGCCGGCCAGGCCCACAGTGCTTTCACGATCGCCGAATGTAGTTGCAGCCGGTGCATCTGCGCCCACGCCTGTTTCAAACACAGCAGTTGCAGTCAAGCCATTGCTCAACTTTTCTGACGCTTTGAAACCAATACGACTGGTATCATTGGTCAATGCCGTGACACCCGAGGCGGTGCCAACTTTGTCATTGTCCATGTACTGGCGTACTTTGCCATACACAGACACTTGAGCCTGCGCGGCACCTGTAGCCAAAACCATGGCCAAAACTAAAGCAAATTTCTTCATATATTCTCCTTATAGATTCGTAGTGAAGATACTAATTGTAACAGCAATATGACCCAGAGTCAACTGTTACAGACTATTATTTATCGTAATAGTAACTGGGATGGGTAAATTGTCCGGATCATTGCACCGGTACCACAACAGGAATTGGAACCAGCGGTGGGTCCAAAGGCACGTTGTTAAACATAAACAAATTGGATTCTTGTATATACTGTTTGTTTCTAGCTTCTCGCATGGCACCAATCAAGGCTTGACCACCCACTATTGACGTGTCAGCAATTTGTTCCAAGAACTCAGCGGCCTCACAATCAGCAGTTAGTTGTGCATATCCAGCAAGATTTTGTACAAATGCCATCACACTTGTTTGTTCGCCCGTCGGCAGATCAAAATAATTAATGCCAGCTCGAATCTGCAGGGCTTTTTCATCGCTGATTGACTGTGCAATTGCGACAAACGCAGTGTTCAATATGGTAGTAGACGCTGGGGCCGCAGCAATCACATTGCCAATGTCTGTGTTGGCAGTGGCAATATAAGCTATCATTGCAGCGTCGTTGGCAGCAGTCAACATACCAGCATATGTGGCCTTGAGTGCGTTTAGTGTGCCAGCACCGTCAAGTGCTGTGATAGTAGCAGTGGCTGTGTCAAATGGTGTGGCAATGTTGTTGTAGTCAATGGCTGTGCCCAACACATCGCAAGTGGTAATGGTGCCTTCGGGTCCTGTGCCTGTGGCAATGTTGTTGGCAAAAAAACTAGTGACAGCAGCAGGAACAGGAGTTGCTAGGTCTTGTACCAATGGAAGACCCGTCATGGTGCTGAGACCATCCAGTGTGGTAGGTGACCAGTAAGTGGTATTGCCAATATCTATGCCAGCTGGCACATCTTGTTGAGCACGATAAAACTCAGGCACTGTTTCACCATCAGCAACCAGATCATTCACAAGATAAGGCTGTGCAGGATCCCAGGATTGATCAGTGTAGCCTCTTGCTGTTTCTGCCAATGCTGGCAAAGACGAATCAGCAATGCCCGGAATCTGTTGCAAGGCAACTTGAATTGCTTTGTTGGCCACTGCATCAGCCTGTGGTATAATTTTTCCCAATTCGTCGCAGCCTGATTGAGTAGGCAAGTAGCTGTTGACAATGGGCTGTATGTCAGAATTCACAGCACCAGTAGAATTAAATATTGGTACTGGTCCATCTGGACTAGGCGTTTGTAAGGTAGCGTAACTAAGGGGAAATACCTTGACTGGATCCAGCAAATCACTGAGTGCAACAATGTTGGGAGTTGTTACTTCCAGTATGCTCAAAATCTGTGTCAACTCATCAGCACCAACTGCGGTCATGGCCAGCCAAGCAATTTTTTGCAATCGATCAAATTGATTTGCAGACAGGCCACTGGGATTCAACAAACTCTGAACATTGTTTTGCACTAGATCTCTAATGTCTGTTCTGGACAACCCAGCATTTGTCAGCGCTTGTTGTAGCACTGGAATTGCTGCATCAGTTATGCCAGCCTGAGCACTGATTTGCTGTATGAGTCCAGCTGGTGTTCCATACAAGTTTAAATTTGCAAGATTGACCAGTTGGCCTTGTTTTTCCAAGTCCACACCAAAATTTTCAATGTCAGGATTTACTGTGCTGATATCAGCAGTGACTAGTGCATCCATGTTGGTAAACGTTGGTCCAAGATAGGTATTGGCGTTCACTGCTGAGTTTATGTAATCATTGGTAATGCTGATAAAACCTTGCACCGCCAGGAATCCTTGGGCAAAGCGGCCTGCGTCACCATTGCCTAGGTAAGCATCGCCAGTTTGTTTGGCCAAGCCCGAAAATCCATACGGTGATATTGGCAGTTCCTGTACCACAACACTGCCAGTGGTAGCAGTTGGATAAACAAGATTTGTAAATGTGCCAATTGGAGCAGCAGGAATACTATTGCCCAGAGCCGGACAAGTAGTGCTGCCCATGCTCAACAAGGCTGTCAATGTGCTGGTTGTTTTGTATGTTTGATTCAGGTAATAGGCCACAGCGGCCTGGTATGCAGTAATCAACGGAGTAGCATTGAATGCTGCCAGTGCTGCGGTAAGAGCACTGGGCAAGGGTTTGAGACCTTGGTTGTTGAGCAGTGCAGCACTGGCAGTAATCTGCAAGGGAGTGAGTATACTAGCAGCCATTATCCTGCACTCACATTTGAGCTGCCACCAGTTCGTGCATGCCCACAGGTGTCAGCATTTCCGGCCACGTTGACAGGTGAGCCGCCAGCCATGACAGAACCAACACCTCCAGCTGTTACTGGTCGGTGACTATTTTTACGAGCATGCGGGCTTACACTGGAGCCATTGACACTCACAGGAATTCCGTTGATTCGTACAGAACCAACTCCACTGGTGATTACACCACCACCTGAATCCACATCACCCACTCGTTGAACTGCTGGCATGTTATCCTAGTATAAGTTTCTTCTCTGGTACTTTGATACCAGTGGTTGCTTCTATGTACTTCATTTTGACTGAGTCATCAGTCTTGGATACCAAAGAAACGCTGTTAGTATTTAACCGAATTTCTTCCTTGGGATCTGCTGTGAACATGCTGGGCACAAGTCCCATACCTTGAGGGCCTGGAGCAATACTCACTGGTTCTTCTAGTGTGATCCAATCTCCGCCGGATTGTTTGACCTTGGCAACCATTTCTTCGCCTGAGTTCAATTTGAATGTGTATACTTGATTGTATTCAAGAGCTATTTGCATTATGCTAGTTTCTTTCTGAGTTCTGTAAATCCGCCCACAAGTTCTTCACCCAAGAAGATCTGTGGCAATGTGCGAGCTGTTGGTACAGCTTCTAGTAGTTGTTCTCGGGTCCAGTCTTGACTCACGTTGCGTTCTTCGTATTCAATGCCGCGACTCTCTAATAGACTCTTGGCTTGAACGCAGTAGGGACACTGGTCTTTTGACCATACAATTGCTTTCATTTAGTTTCTTTCTTGTGATTTATCATAGGTCTTGGCAAATATGTCTGCTTTCACAACACCGTAGTCACCAGGACCATGTTTCACAATGTAGTCGTTGCCACGAGTATATTCCAGATTGCCCCAGCTGGCGTTGACAACACCGTCATGATCAGCAAGTCGAGCCACCTTCATGATCTTCTTGGGTGTTGCTGTGCCATCACCATTGTCGTCGTAGTATGCAGCAAACTTGATGGGACTAACAGGATATTTTTCGCCCTTGGGCCCAGTAATGATCTTGTGACCCACTGTGTAGTCCACAGGACCTTCTAGTGTTTGAACTGTGCCGTTGTCTGTGGCAGTTTCATAACTGATAGGGGTTGGGTGTTTGTAGGTTTGGAAACCGCCAGCATCAAACCAAGCATCATCTACTCGTGGTGCAGTTGCTGCAATAGATTGTCGAATGTCATTGTTCATTTTTATAGCTCCGGTAGTGCATCGTAGTCCAGTTGATCACTCATGACTCCGATCACATAATTGGTTGATTCTGTTTCCTGCAAGGCAGATTGTTTCTTGTGTGTGTCCACATGCTTGTTGAACCAAGGAATAGGAGTTGAACGAGGTACAGGTTCTTGATATTTGATACCAATTTCTTTTAGTGCGCTCACAGCAGTGTAGTCCACAAAGTCTTTGAGAATGTTGGCATTGAGACCAATCACTGGTCCTTGGTTGAACAAGTAATCGGCCCAGGATTTTTCTTCACGGATAACATCCAAATACATTTGATACACTTCAGCTTCACATTCTTGCTTGGCTCGTGCAAAGCGTGGATCTTCTTTGACCACTTGATTGATGATCCAGGCTGTCCAGTCCTTGTGTAGAATTTCGTCTTGCAGTATCAGGCTGATGATATTGCCATTGCCAATGAAAATTCTGTTCTCAACCATGGCCAAGCTGGTGGCAAAGCTGACCATGAAACGGAACGCTTCTAGCCCGTAACTGGCGTTCAGTGCCAACCAGATGGCCTTGATATGTTCATGTTCGTCAAAATCTTCTTGCAGTTCTTTGCGGCAGTTGATCATGTGCAGGCGATCATAATACAGGCCAATTGTACTGGCCATTTCAACAATCTCTCGGGTGTCATGGATTGTGCTGAACACATCCTTGGGCACATTGTAGATGTTACGAATGATGTGGCTGTAACTTCTACTGTGAATGTTGGTTTCAAAGAATCCCCAGTTGTACATCAAGGCTTCTAATTCAGGAATGGATACCACAGGGGTAAACACCTGTGTAGGGCCTCGGCCTTGCAAACTATCCAGGGCTGTTTGACGCAGCAGGTTGCTGGTAAAGATGTGTTTTACTGTGCTGCTGGCTTCCTTGAAGTCGTTGGCATCCTTGGTCAGGCTCACTTCCTCAGGCACCCAGAAGAAACCACGAGCCTCTTGTTCAAATTTTACAATTTTGTTGTATTTGACTTCTTCAAAACGTTGAATGGTCACAGGACCCGCAGGATCCAGAAACATCTTGCGATTGAGATAATCTGTTTTTGTTTTTAAGTTGTATTGTTGTTGGCTCATTTTAATATTTTCCTGATGCAAGTACTATCTTGCAAATATGTTCTAGTCTCTCTATGTGCTCGTAAGCACGCCACGGGCTTGTGTCAATAGCCACAACACCGTGTCCTTTAATACCTACTATGTCGTAGGCAATATTTCCTTCATTGTCTAATTGTAACATAGTGTGGCACTGGTCTGCAAGCTCTTGGCTGATGGGAGCCACATCACCCACATTGGGTGCCACTCGAGTGTAGCGATTCAATTCTGGAAACTCTGCACTAACTGTGCTCAAATCAATGCCAGCATGCATGGCCGCTATACAGTAGGTTGGATGTAGGTGAACCACTACTCGCACTTCATCGCGGTGCTGACCCATTTTTCGTTGTAGTCCAAGGTGCAGGGGTAGTTCGCCCGACGGTTTAAGATTGGCACTGATATCTGTGTATGGTTGCTCTTCCCACAACATACTGCCAACAATACGAATCTTCTTGAACTGATCAGGTTGTAGTGTTTGCTTGCGCACACCGCTGGGTGTGATATAAAAATGGTCACGGTCGTGATGACGAATACTCACATTGCCATCACGACTGGTAATCCAATTGCGTTTATACGCATCCAACATCACATCACAAATGGTTTCTAACATTATAATTTACAACTTTCGCAATCTTCTTGATCATCAAAGTCAATCACTTCCAATGGTGCTTCAGGTTCGTCTTGGCCTTTGCTACCTTGTTTGTTGATCAGGCTGTAGTAGAAAGTTTTCAAACCCCAGTAGTGTGACTGCATCAAGTTACGAGCAATCAGGGTGGTGGGCACTTTACGATCTGCAAAGTGTGCAGGATTGTAAAAGGTGTTGGTGCTAATGCTTTGGTCCACATAGGCTGCCAATACAGCAGCAGTTTTCAAGTAGCCGTCACAGTCTTTTTGTGCCCACATCAGTTGATATTTGTTTTTCAACTTGTTGTACTCTGGTGCCACTTGAATCAAACTGCCGGCCTTGCTTTCTTTCACAGTGATCAGACTCATGGGCATTTCGATGCCGTTGGTTGAGTTGATGGCTACTGAACTGGATTCAACAGGAGCAATTGCTCCATTGGTAGCATTACGAACCCCACTCACTTTCATTCTAGCACGAAGTGTTTCCCATTCAAGTTCAGGAGTAAAATCAGTCAGTTCATTAACTCCTGCGGCACGAAGTTCCCATGGAAACTGTCCTTGTCCATAGCGTGTGTGATCACTGCCCAGGCATCGGCCTCGCTCCTCAGCCAGTTCAACACTCATCTCAGTTAGATAATATGTCTGATGTTCCATCCAAGTTTTGACTTCTGCTAGAGCATCCTTCTCACCATATTTCAAACTACGCTTGGCATGCCAGTAGGCAAGATTGGTGATACCAATTCCCAGTGGTCTGATTTCATCGTTGCTCAACTTCGACTGAATTGATAGGAAATCTTGAT